GCAGCGCCAGAAGATCATTGCTCGTAACTTCGCTAATCAGTTCCTGAAGCCCCTGTACCTTGAGGTCTATCGTCTGGCTGTTGCCCACGAGAAGGCCGAGAAGGTCATCAAGATCGGTGGCACATTCCAGCGCATCATGCCCTCTGAGTGGGCTGACCGCAGCGATGTGACCGTTGAGATGAAACTTGGCTACGGCGAGCAGGAGAAGGAAGCGGCTAAGTATCTCCAGATGCACCAATTGCTGTCTCAAGACCAGAGCGTCGGGCCGATGTATGGACCTGTCAATAAGTTCAATGTCCTGCGAACTGCCTTTGAGAAGGCTGGAGTCAAGAACGTGATGGACTTCCTCACGCCGCCTCAGCAGATACCGCCGCCACAGCCTGATCCGATGATGTTGAAGCAGGTTGAACTCGAAGAGCGCAAGGTCGCTACCCTGGAGAAACAGGCAGAGACCACGGCGACGAAGGTTCAGGTCAACTCCGAGCTTGAGCAGATGCGCCTTGAGATGCAGCGCATGAAGATGGAACTCGATGCCATCCTGCGCCAGCGCGAAGATGATCGGAAGGAGTTCGATACTACGGCTCGTTACGCTATAGCCACCGAAGAGTTGGCAATGGCGAAGGAGCAGATGGCAACTGACCCTTTCGACAGGTGACCAAGGCCCTGATGGATTACTACATATCAGCAATCCTTGCGTCTAACCCAGACGATGAGAAAGGAAGGAACGCCGCATATTTTAGCAGCCGTGCGCTCCAAGATTTGATCGCAGTCTTGAACCAGTGGGTTGTGATCAAAGATCAAATTATTTCCAATACCGAGGAAGAATAAATTATATGGCAAAGTCAACTATCCGTAAGGACGTTGCGATAAGTGATGAAACAGCACCGCAACTTCCGCTCAGTTTTGATGAAAGCGATGCTGCTGACGCATTTTTGGACCGATGGAAGGATGAGGGCAACGAAAGTTCACCCGAAGCCACTGAGGTAGCGAAAGAGAAGACTCCTGAACCCCCTGCGGTAGAAGCGGAGCAGGACCAGGAGGAGGTAGCAGAGACCGAAGAAGACGTTGAGGAAACTGAGGACCCTGAGGAGGAGCCGAGTGATACCGAAGAGACTGAAGAGGAATCGGACGAGGGAGCAGAGGACGAAGAAGAGCCTACTGCCAAGAAAACCCTTGATGATGACGCTGAAGTTGAAATTAAGGTAGACGACGAGGTTCTCAAGGTATCCGTCAAGGACCTAAAGCGGCTTTACGGTCAGGAAGCAGCCTTGACCCGAAAGAGTCAACAGGTTGCCGCCAAGCGCAAGGAAGTCGAGGCGAATGAACAGAAGCTAGGTGCTTCGCTGCAAAAACTATACGAGAAGGCTGCGTCCCGTTGGGAGCCGTTCAGCAAGATCGATATGTTGGTTGCAAGCAAGCAGTTGGACGCTGATCAGTTCGCAGCTCTGCGAGCCGAGGCGCAAGCGGCCTATGAAGACTTTCGGTTTATTTCTGAAGAGGCTCAGGCCTTCGTAGAACAAACCAACGCTCAACGCCAAGAGCAAATGAAGCAAGCGGCTCAGGAAGCCGTCAAAGTCCTGAAAGAAACAATCCCTGGGTGGTCCCAGCCCCTCTACGACAACATCCGTGAGTATGCGATCAAATCCAACTGATCCACAAGGCCCGTCTCTATGACGAGAGCAAGAAGGTTGTCACCAAGAAGAAGGTATTGACCCCCAAGAAGGTTGTGAAAACCACTGTGTCCCCCGAAGCAGGCAAGAGCCTGTCTCCCCAAAAGGAGACTGCGGCTAAGAGGCTACGGGTCACGGGTGATGTGGACGACGCTGCTGAATTGTTTCTAAGCCGTTGGGCATCTTAAACAACATCCATTATTCCAAAAGGATTTTATAATGTCTCAATTCCGTACTTATGATCAGGTCGGTGAGAAAGAGGACATCTCCGATGTTATCTCCAACATCTCCCCCACCACGACCCCCTTCCAGTCTCTAATCAAGACTGAGCGTGTGAACAACAACCTGTATCAGTGGCAAGAAGACGCTCTGGCTGCCGTTGCTTCCAACGCACAGCTTGAGGGCTTTACCGCTTCTGACGTTGCTCTGGGCGCTACCACGATGCGTCAGAACTACACGCAGATTATGGCTAAGACCATCAACATCTCTGCAACCGCTGACGCAGTTTCGACCTATGGCCGCGCCAAGGAAACCGCCTACCAGCTCTCCAAGAAATCTGCTGAACTGAAGCGTGAGTTCGAGTACCACCTCGTTGGTATTGCTCAGAACGCTAACGCTGGCGCTGCTGCTACCGCTCGTACCTTTGCTAACGCTTTCGGTACTTACGTTGGCGGCGCTGCTGTTATCAACGCTGACGTTACTGTTACGACCGACAGCGACGGCGTTACGGCTGGTAACCAGGCTGGTGCTCTGACCGAAGCCAACCTGCTCTCCGTGAACCAGAAGCTCTATGAGCAGGGTTCTGAGGGCAAGTACATCATGGTCAAGCCTGCTGACGCCCTGATCGTTGCTGGCTTTGCTGCTGCCTCGGGCCGTACCCGTGACATCAACACCGGCAACAGCCGTCAGATCGTCAACGCTGTTGACCTCTATGTCTCTCCCTTCGGTGAGCAAAAGGTCGAGCCTCGTGGTTCTGCGTCCGTTTACCCGTGAGCTGCTTGCCAAGACTGGTGACAATGACCGTCACATGATCGTTGGCGAGTACTCGCTGAAGCACAAGAACGTGCGTGGCACGGGTCGTATCACGAACCTGACCGGCACGAACCCGACCCTTCCCTAATCAATGATTAGGTAGGTAAGGATTGAGGAGGGGGGCTTAGGCCCCTCTCTTTTTGCTTGGTTCTTTATAACCAACCCCCACAGGGGGCAGCATTTTCAACAGTTTTGGTGGTTGGAGTCCTCTCCTTCTTCGGCCACCGCTTTTTATATCTGACTATGAATATCAAAGAAGACATCAAAGTAGATTTTCAAGAGAACACCGAAGGCCTTGTCGTCCAGAAAACCCAAGACATCCCACAGGAACACTTGGATTACCTCAAGGCCTACCGCGCTGATAACAGCAGCGGACGCATGGGAGAATACCACAGAGCGGCGAGCATCCCCACGATCATCCACGAGAAGTGGCTGTCGGAGGGCTATGACTGCACCGTCGAGCCAATACGAAAGACCCTCGCCAAACTTAGGGCTGAAGGTCTGGATTACTTTATTACTACTGACAAGGCACTGTAATGAACAAACAAGGCATCAGAGATCAAGTCAAGGCATTGATGAACCGGAACGACTTCACGGATGCCTTGGCTAACACATTCATTGACCAAGCAACAGCTCGTATCCAGAGAACACTTCGCGTCCCTCCGATGGAGAAGACGGAGATCTACACGGCTGGCGCAATTGCCCCAGAGACCCTGGTACTTCCTGCGGATTTCCTTGGGGTCAAGTACCTGTATACCGATGACGGCCTTCTGGAGTTTGTAGATTTAGGGAAATACCTTTCAACTCCAAACCAAGCCGGGGTCCCAACGATTTACACTCGGATTCAAGCGGCCCTCAAAGTTAAGCCGTTTCCGGTCTTAAACTCCACAGTCACCATGGTGTATTACGGGGAAATCCCTGATCTGGTGAACGACACCGACGAGACATGGCTTTCGGCTATTGCCTCGGACCTGCTGATCTACGGGGCTTTGACCTTCGCCGCTGATTACTTTGTGGATGAGCGTAAGGCCGCTTTTGAGGAGCGGTTTGCTGCTGTCTATTCCGAATTGGTCGAGCAAGCAACGCTCAATGAGATGGGACAATCGGCCCTTCGTATTCAACCCGCACATTCTGATTACTAAGGATTCAATTTATGGCAACCAGTAGTTTCTTTTATGGAGGCTCTCCAGGGCCTGACCAAACCACGGTCAATGAACTCGTGGCTGAGGTTGAAGCTAAAGTAAATGAGGCTGAGGCTGCTAAAAACGCTGCTCAGACCTCCGCCCAGCAGGCAGCTTCTTCTGCTTCGTCTATCGAAGGAGATGTGGCAAGCGCTGATGCGGCCCGTGTTGCTGCTCAGGCAGCACAAGTTGCTGCTGCTTCCTCCGCTTCTTCGGCAAGCTCTTCGGCAGCAAGCGCTACGACCAGCGCTTCAAATGCGGCTGCTTCTTCAACCTCTGCTGCTTCTTCAGCAGCGAGCGCGACAACGTCAGAAACTAACGCTTCAACTTCGGCCTCAAACGCCGCTACAAGCGCTTCTCAGGCCGCTACGTCTGCTTCAAACGCATCTACCAGCGCTTCTTCTGCGTCTGGATCTGCTTCTACGGCTACAACCCAGGCTGGAATAGCAACAACTAAGGCTGGTGAGGCCGCAACTAGCGCGACAAACGCTGCTTCTTCGGCTTCGGCTGCAAGCACATCTGCATCGAACGCAGCGTCGTCAGCCTCAGCAGCGTCCACTAGCGCCTCTCAGGCAGCTTCTAGTGCGTCCAGCGCCTCTACGAGCGCAACGAACGCCTCTAACAGTGCAAGCGCGGCTTCAACCAGTGCCTCTAACGCAGCTACGTCCGCTTCTAATGCCTCTAGTTCTGCGACCACGGCATCAAATGCTGCAACGGCAGCTCAATCCGCTCAGTCTCAAGTTGAGTCCTTGTTCGATCAGTTCGGTGATCAGTACTTAGGAGCAAAGGCGAACGACCCAACGGTTGATAATGACGGAGACCCGCTTAACAATGGAGATGTGTATTGGAACACCACCAACAACACTCTTCGCTTTTATAACGGCACGGCTTGGGTTGCCCCTGAGACCGTTGCAACTACGGCGGCAACTAACGCTCAGTCGTCAGCATCCACTGCGGCAACCTCGGCAACTAACGCCTCTAACAGCGCTTCTGCTGCGGCAACGAGCGCCACGAACGCCTCCAATAGTGCGTCTGCGGCTGCTACTTCAGCAACCAACGCTGCAACAAGCGAAGCCAACACGGTAGATTTCAAGAACAACCTTCAGGTTTCTACTACAACACTGTCGGCTGGCTCCAACGCTACGACATCGTTCAATCCGTCCACTTTGACGCTATCCTTTGGAATCCCAACGGGTCCCTCTGGGCCAACGGGTCCCACAGGAGCGGTCGGACCTACGGGTCCCACTGGGCCTCAAGGTGTTCAAGGTGATCCTGGTCCTACCGGACCTACTGGTGCTACAGGCCCGACCGGACCGACAGGTCCTACAGGTCTACAAGGTGACCCCGGCCCAACGGGACCTACAGGCCTTACTGGCCCTACCGGACCTACTGGACCTCAAGGCTTACAAGGAGATCCAGGCCCTGCCGGACCTCCTGGACCTACAGGGCCAACCGGCTTAACCGGACCAACTGGTCCTACAGGACCTCAAGGGCTTCAGGGTGACCCGGGGCCGACTGGTCCAGCAGGTGCTACAGGGCCTACAGGACCGTCAGGAGCCTCTGCTACGATTTCCGTAGGCACGACTACCACCGGCCCTGCTGGAGGCTCTGCGTCGGTCACTAATAGCGGCACAAGCAGTGCGGCGGTGTTCGACTTTACGATCCCCACAGGTCCTACAGGTCCTACAGGTCCTACAGGTCCAACCGGAGCTACTGGCCCCACGGGTCCTGCTGGAACTAACGGCTCCCCCGGACCCGCTGGTTCTCCCGGTCCTACAGGCCCAACTGGAGCGGCTGGTCCAACCGGCCCCGCCGGACCCACAGGGTTAGGGTTTGCTGGTCTTACATCTACCTCTTCAGTGGCTGTAGGAACTGGAGTTAAGGCCTTCACTACAAGCCTAGCATCAACTGCTACGGCGTTTGTAACCGGACAATATGTGCGTGTGTTTAACACAGCTACTCCGGCTAACTACATGGAAGGCATTATTACAAGTTTCAGCAGCACGACGCTTACAATGAACGTGGTTTTGACCGGCGGTTCAGGTACGTTCTCTGCATGGACATTTACTGAAGCAGGTATTCAGGGAGCAACAGGACCTACAGGTCCGACTGGACCTTCAGGAACTAACGGCTCTCCAGGACCAACAGGACCTTCGGGACCGCCCGGACCTACGGGACCCACTGGACCCACTGGACCCACTGGACCTGCTGGAACACCAAGCACGAGTTATAACACTGTAGGTAGTTATTCAATTGTTTATTTTAGGAATGACACTTCTACTTATAGAAACGCAGGAACTACATGGTCTGCTGGAACTA